AGCCCTTATATCATGCACTTGCTGGTGTATAAACTGGTTTACCACTTAATCTTAGTGTTGCACTAAAACCAACCATGCCGTCGGTAGTAGCCTCAGCGGTTTTAAAACTTTTTACAAAAGCCTTAAACACCCACTTAGCACCACTAGGAAAAGTGACCGTCCAGTCCTCAGTAGCACTGGCTTGAATCAAGCTCATCATTTTTACTACTGTTTGCTCGTCGTCAGCTTTTTTAATCATACCCGCAATAGCACACTCCCCAGCGTCCAAGTCACCAGCCATAAACTCTTTTGCTCTATCGGGTGAGTCTAATGTAGTAATATCTAACTCGCCAATTTCGAGACCAATTTCACCGATAGACGTAAGACTACCGACCTCCCAGTCAGTCGTCTCAGTTCCGCTTTTCTTTTTAGTCAGCTTTGTGCCTATCGCTTTAATATCATTATTTGTGAAAGCCATATTTTACCTCCTCCTTTTTGGTAAATATTAATAGCGAGTGTTACCTCGCTATCGTCCTAAACCTAGTACTTATGTGATAAAGTGATTTATCAACATTAGGTACGTCGGTACTAAAGTTTAAATTGTAGCCGTGTTGACGCATTAAAGCCTCAACCTCAGCCAATATGTTACTAGCCGTTACGCTATCCTCAGCCCATATATCAATAACCATGTCTATATCTTGATAAGTTATATCACTGTTTAAATCGACATTTACACTGTTGTTACCAACTCTAAATGTAATTGCCGGTAATTCAGTAAACACGGTCTCATTTGTTTGTAATATGTTATAAGGCAACGTTTGTAAGATATTAAAAATATCCGTTTTAGGTAAATACATACCTATACACCTCCTCCAATAGCCTTTTTTAATAACTCGGTATAACCTCGTCTAAAGAGATTATTAATTTTGTCTTTATTCATAGCCAACGCCGGGTACATAAACGGTCTTGCCACCATACCCTCTGTATAAACAAAAGTCTCGCCACCGTCGGGGGAATAAACCCAACCGTCAGTACGATACTGTAAACTTATATCTTTGGGATCGTATGGATAAGTACCGGCACCTTTTACACCAGTTCCAAACTCAACGTATGGAGCGTAATGTATTGCGGTGTATACTCTACCAATTAAGACTCCCTCCCCAGCATACTCAACTTTCGGGTGGATACTTTGACGTAAATACCCGTCGTTGACCGGAGCGTTTGCCTTAGCTTGAGCCTCAACGATAAGAGTTGCCTTACTCATTAGAGGCATTAAGTCAGCTACTTTAACATTTTCGAGTTTTATTAAGAGACTATCAAGATTCTTGATCTCAACCTTAGCGGTCATAAATACTTGCAACGAGGCGTCTATGACTATCTCTAGGCTTAGCGTCAGTGACCGTATAAATAACGTCGAGATATTTGATAATATCGCCTATGTCGACGTCGTTATCGTCAGTCGTGATAACCAAGTCTATTTGGTAGTCTAGTCCGTACTCCTCTTGCACCTCTCTTGAGACGCTAAAATTGACGTTACCTTTAAAAGTTCTTACAACCTCACCAATACCTTTGTTACGCCCACCCTCAGCGTCTACGGTTTGTGTCGTACTTAGGATATTAATATCCTTGTCGTAAAAGGTCTTGGCTATGTTATCCTTAAAACTATTTGGGACTAACAACCTTTATCCTCCTATAACGACTTAATAAACTAACAAAACCACTAAACAACTCATTGTCGGGTGACGTGGCTAAGTAATTCCTTATTTCGTTGGAGTATGATACAGACTGTCCGTTATCACTCATACTAGACACGGCGGTATCAACGTCCATATTGTTAGCGTTTTTCTTGTATTTGGTAAAAATACCACTTACAACGTCCGCAATAATACGCTCAAACCTCTCGTCTAGTGTTTCGTGTCCCAAGTATAATAAGGCACGGTCAATAGTGACCTCAACGCTATACGTTAGTAAGTCTTGGTCGTTATCACCGATATTCTTATTAAACGTCTTTACGTTGTCCTCAATTCGTTGTACTTGCGTTTTTTCGTCCATATTCCCACCTCCTTAGGTATTGGACTAAGGGTAACCAATTAATTATCATTGTCAGCAATTAGTTTCTCGAGTTCGTCTTTTTTAATGTTACCGGCAAACTCAAGCCCCATTTCGGTAGCTTTAGCTTTTAGGTCTTTATAAGACATTTCGCCGTCACCGTCCAACTTTTGATAAACTTCGGGTCTAGCCTCGTATTGTTTAATAAAAGTAGGGTTAGTAACGTCCTCGATCACATTTGCTCTAAGATTTAAAAATCTCATACTATATCCTCCTCTCTCTAACTCATAAAAAATAGCAACCTATTATAAAGTCGCTAAAATTTTAATTAAATCCGGCATTACAGCCTTAGTGCCTCTTGAGTAAAATAACTCAATAGCAATATCATTACTTAATGGGATACGTTCAGCGTCGTAAACGTCAGTGGTAATCAATTGACCGATAGCTCCGTCGATCATACAGATAGCGTCTTTGGTTTGTCTATGGTTAGAGAATACACGTACACCTCTAAACATTTCGATAAACTCACCAGCACTATTAACATTTGGTAAGCTAACTTTGTCGATATAGTTACGTAGTTTACTATAAGCACTTGGGCTTAAAGTTAAAACTAACATATCACGATCAACACCGTCAACCCAGTCATTAACAGTAGTAGCGACACTATTGATTAGAGCGTCAGCTTTGTCCTCAATAGCCGTTGCGGTAGTTGTAATCGTAGTTCCCTCAGCCTCAGCAACAGAGAAGAATGTACGATCTAAGTCAGCAATCATACGTTTAGCATGGTTACCTTTTCTCATTTCAACGATACCCGGTACACCATGTAACTTAACGTCTTTGTTTGCTACCTCCTCAACGATTTCCTTATCAACGTCAACGTTGATAGTAACTTTACCACTATTCGCTAACACTTTACCTTTTCCGCCAGTACGTGCCGTACCTAGTGCGTCAACGGTTGCATTTGCAAAACGAGAAATCTCAACAGACCCGCTCGTTGCGTCCCCACTATAATTTTTATTTTTAATTTGTTCGCTTATCGCACCTTTTTGTACCGCTTCGATAACTTGACCGTATAACTCAGCTAGTTTATCTTTAGTAGTACCAGTTGTGATAATACTTAATGCGTCAGTTCTTGCCATAAAATATCTACCTCCTTATTTGTAGTTTAATGACACGTTTTGTGTCATTAATAGGCATTTAAAAAGCCGTCGTTGGTGTTTTGACTCCAGCGTCGGCACTGGAGTTTGAGTTAGAAAAGTCCTCAATAGGTGTACCTTTTAATTTACTGGTAACCCCGTCCTCTACGGACTTGTTATAGCATTTGGCTAAATTTTCCACATTGTCTTTGGTTTTGCTTTCGTCAATATCGACCACAAAGTCAACCAACTCAATAGGTATATGCTTATTTATTAGCATATCTTTTGCCTCAATTCTTCTCTCACGTAATGTGATCTCACGTTCTCGAGATTCCATTTCAGCTTGTTTTTTAGTACGCTCCTCTTTGTCCTTTTCCTCTTGACTCAGTTTAGCTTTACGCTCATACTCCGCAATACCAGTATTAACCGCCTCTTGAATTGCCTTATCAGTTTTAGGCTTTTCCTCAGCTAGTCTTTTTTGTAGTATTTCGTTGACCTCCTCTTGAGTAAAAGTTTTCTTAGTTTCGGTACTATTTCCACCTTTATTTGCCTCGCTAGTGGTGGTTGCTGGTGTCTCAACCGCCGGAGTGACTTGTTTGTCGTTTTCCATATCCTACGACCTCCTTTTCTCGATTTAACGTCTCTCGACTATTTATGAAAAAAAGACGCTCATAACGTCTTTGATCCCAAGTTTACCCGTCCAACTTTATAGTAAAGGAGTGAGACGGGTACGTGCTAAGCACAACAATTGTTTTCTCTCAATAGGATAGAGAGCTAGTAGACTCTCTATCTCTATAATGAAAGGAGTGTTGGCTGGGTAGCTCCGACTATCCATTTAACGTCAACACGTTCAGCACCAACACGATTTAAACAGTTTTTTTGTTTAAACTTGCACGAAATAGCACTTTTTATGCTTAAATGTGCGTTTTTAAGAGCTTTTTCCTCTTAAAATGATATTTTAGTACTAAAAAAGACGCTTTTATGCGTCCTTTTTTAACTCTTTTATGTAATTATTGTAACTTTCGACTACTTTTTTAATCTTAATACCCTCACTGGTGAGCTTAACGCCACTATCAGTGAAATAGTACCAAGCCTCATTAGTCATAAAATAAGGTTTTATTAAGTCCATGTTACAACACTCCTTTTAGATATATTTTCATAGCTCGACCAAGTATGTTAGAATTGCTATTTTTACCAAGCTCAAACATTGTAAAAGCCTCAGCAAAAAACTCCTCGTCACTACTCCTACCATACTTAGACATTAATTTTGCGATCTCACTTGGGCTTAACCCCGTTTGAGTACTCGCTATGCTTAGTATATCACGTTTCATAGTACTTGGACTAGCCCCTTTACCCTTTTTAAGTAAAGAGTTTTGGATAATATGACCGTATTCATGGGCTATCGTGTATCTATCGTAATTTTTACGTAAAATAGGCATTTTAAACATATCTTTGATCTCACGTTCGAGACCAGTGATATAGTTAGTACGGTTCCCAGCATACTTACTCGAAATATATATCTTTTTATTGCTTTTTAGCGTATACCCTTTAGTGTTCGGTCTTGATTTATCAATGCCGTCAACTAGAGTAGTCCCGCCCTTAGGTAACATATCCGGGTACTTTTCAGTCATGAGTGCCAGTTGATTTATCACCGGCTCTTGTATTTCCTTTGGTAACCACTTTAGACTCTTGAGATCGTAATTTACACCGCTCTTGGTATACATGACGTTATCTCTTATCTCTAAAATGTTATCTTTACCAACAATACCCTCGATATTAGCGAGATTATTCTTATCATACTCCTTATAAGTGGTGTACTCAATAATCTCGTTCCCGGCTCGTCTATGCGTTGGCATAAACTCCTCACCCAACCAAGCTATCACGGTACTACGGCAATTTGGGTGTAGTGGTGGGAAATTGTACCCCTCCTCTTTATCACTCATTTTAAACCTTTTACCGTCATGCTCTTGGCATATCTCACTTGTGCGACTGTCTAGGGTAGCAAGAAAAACATACTCCTCGACGCCCATTTCCTCGTACGCTTTGTACTCCGCTTGATTATGAAAGTGGTTAGTCTCAGTACGTACCAACCTATCAGCGTAATATTTACCTACTCCAAAGGCGTCTCGAGGAAAT